CGAAACGTCAGATACTCAGGCTGCTTGTCTTGATTCGGTTCCGGATGCATCCGTGTCGACCTCCATGTCTTCGTCGTCCGTGTCTTGGGTTGGTGCGGGCGTCTCGGTCAAACCGAGTTGCTGCATCAGCGAGCGTTCCTTCGCGCGTTGGCGCAGTTCGGTTTCCCAGTCCTTGCCTTGGCGGGCGTACTCGGCCGCGAGGGTGGTGGTGTTGCTGCTCAGTCGCGTCGCTTGGGCGTTGGCTTCCTTGGCCGGATCGACGTGTTCGGTGCCGTCGAAGAACCACTGATGCGGAAGCGATCGGACGTGATGGAGCATCTTCAGGTCCGGGGTCAGCGACGCTTCGCGGACCCAGGCGGCAAAGATGCGATCGAGCACGGCTTCAGCCAGATGGGCCTGCTCGACGCGAATGGACTTGTAGTAGGTCTGGTGATCCAGGCGACCCGAGGCGTAGTTGTAGCCCGACGAGTTGCAGGCGGCGATGTTGTACGGCAGGTTCAGGCAACGCGCGATCTCGTTGAGAATCTCCCGCTTGAACTCGGCGTAGCTGGTGGCCGGCTGCTGCGCTTCGATCTGGCCCAAGCGCCAGCCATCGGGCAACACCGTGGCCATGCGTTTCTCGAGTTCGACGATGTCCATCGGCTCGAGCGGCTGCGCCTCGCCGTTGGCCGGAGCATCGGTGAACAACACGGCCGCGAAGTCGGCGGCGGTCTCGGCGGCGGCAATTACCGCGAGCGTGTAGCGCCGCAGTTGTGCGAACAACGGCAGCGCCGGCGTGATCTCCGGAACGCCTCGGTGTTGGTCGGGCCGGTCGGCGCGGAACCAGTGGATCACCGAGTCGGCCGGCACCAGGTCAAACGGCGTCTTCCACGCCGATGCGCCGTTTGGCGCACCGGGGTGCTCGCGAAGGATCGTGTAGGTCTGCGGCTTGCCCCAGCCATCGAGAATAATGCCATCGACCTGCGCGGCCGGCGGGATGTTCGACACTCTGGGGAAGACCGGCGAAGCCACGCGATCGGCTTCGATCAGGCGCAGTTCGAGCATCACGGGCGAATCGACGGTCGCGCTTTCGATCAAACCGGCGAACGCTTCGCCGTCGGTGGCCTTGGCCATCCGCATGGTGCGGAGCTTCTCGGCCAGGTTCACCGCCCGCGCCCATTCAGCGAATGCCGCCTCAACGATCCGATTCGTCTCGTCGTCCTCGGTCAGCAACTGCAGGCGAGGACCGGTGCCGATGCAGTCGTTGGCGATCGTCAGCACGATGCCCTTGGCGTAGGAGTTGTTCGCCACCTCGTAGCGGGCACGCTCGCGCAGCTTCTTGCGGACATCGGGTGAAGCCGCGCCATCGGCGGACAGCCCATCGGCCATCGCCCAGTGTCGGGCGTTTTCGGCGGTGGTCTGCGCCGCGTCGTAGCGTGCCCGAACCACCGGCGATGTACCCAGCGCCGTGAGAGGCCCTCCCGGGGCCGGGAGGGACCGGTCGTCTGTGGCGGTGGCGCGGCGACGAGAGGTGAAGGGCCACATCAGACGGTCCCTCCCGACGTTCCGGGGGGGCTGAGCTTGACCAGCTTGATGCCGAGTCCTTTCGACCGGCTGGCCTTCTTCGATTCGAGGTACTTGTCGGCAGCGATCTGGTCGGCAAGACCATGCTGTTCGACCGACCCCGAATCGCCGCTGGCCTTCCGTGGCCCGGCGGCGTTCTCCTTAATCGAGTTGTCCAGTTCCTCAGCCATGCAGTTCCTCAAAGGCGGGCCATCCATGGCCGCCATAGAGTTACTTACCCGGCGCAATCGAAAACTGTCGGAGCCAACTCAACAGAAATGCACTTCGTTACGCATGTAGAACATGCCCCCGGTTGAGGCCGGATCTGCGAGGCGAGAAGCAGGTCTATGAAGCAGCCTGTTCGTAGGTCGTCATGCGCCGACCGCAGTACCGGCATTCACGCCGGCGCAGCAGGCGACCACCAGCGGCGGGCCGGGTGTAGAGCACTCGAAAGTGCGCGCAGCCGCACTTGGGGCACTCCAGCCCGCGCTTCGCTGATGGCTTGGGGTTAGCTACCGACATCGGCATCGCTCACCGCCTCCCTTGCAGTGCCGACAGCTTGACGCGCTGGCGGGTCTGAACCGTTCGCGATTCGACACCCGGCAGTCCCGCGCCCTGGATCGACGCCGCCACCGCGCAACCGACCAGGCAGTCGAGCCAGTGGTTGTCCGGGCGCGTGGCCCGAAGCTTCCACTCGTCCACGGTGCGTCCCTGCGCGGACGCCTTCACGCGATACTCAGCCGTCAGATGATCAGCCAGCAGTCGGTGCCCCCCGGAAGTTGCATCGCGCCCGAACAGCGACAGGCAGCCGGGGTCGCCCATGGCCACGGCCAGGCGGGCGTGGACGTAGGTCTTCCAGTAGTTGGTGTCGATCAACACATGGCGGACCTGGCGCTTGCCCACGGTGTTGGGGATGCGCCAGTGCAGACCGATGCGGTCGCCGCGTTTGCGCTTGTATTCGCTGAACGGAACGCTGGATGCGCCAACGTACTTGCCGTGGCTGGGCAGCAGGATGCCCGCGAAGCTGCTTTGCCGGCAGAACTGGTAAACCACGTCCGTCGACTGACCCCAGTTAGCATCGATCAGGCAGCGGTCGATCCGAAGTTCCGCGCCGTCTTCGCGACGGTAGGCGCGGGCGAGCTTTTCGGCGGTGAGTTTCTCCAGAGCAGCGTAAATCTGGCCTTCCATGCCCGCACCGGGTGTGGCGCGGCCCAGCGTGGCACGGACGTCGCGCAATGTGAAGTATGGCCGTCGCTGATCCGGCCAGGTGCCGTAGTCCACGATGTAGCCGGTGAAGTTCTCCTCCCAGGCGCAGAGCATCCAGTACAACACCTTCTGCTGGACGTCGATGAACAAGGTCAAGTGGTTACACCCGAGTGGGATTTGATTTCGGGGATAGCCGTTGAGCTTGGCGGCAATCTGGTCGGCGGTGAGCATCTCCTCGCCGATCTCCTCGACGATCGGCTCGTTCTGATACTCGGCGAAGAAGGCGGCCTCGTCGCGATACCGCAGGTTCATCGCGTGCTGGATCGCGCTGACCTCGTCCTCATTGAACCGCTGCGGCCAGGCGACGATCGCGCCGGCGTCCATCTCATCACGATGAGCGACGTAGAACTCCGTGGCTTCCGATCCATCACCATCGTTGCGGAGTGAATCCGCCCGCAACTCGGCGTACTTGGCCCAGCGCTTTTCATTCGATGGGAAGGCGTAGACCATCTTCGTCCGCTCGCCTTGCCACTCCGGATGCTTCTCGCGGTCGAGGATGTTGTCGGCCATGTCGCCGGGACGGATGACGGTGCATGCCATCAAGCCGGCGATCTTGCGCCCGGGCCCGGCCATGCCCAGCACGTCACCAGCAAGAATCGCCTCGCGGCGCTGCGATTGCGAAGGCGACCAGGCCGACTCGGTCGTCTGCGGGTCATCGACCAATACCAACTGCGGGCGCACCACCTGCCCATCGGCGCGGGCGTAGTTCTGCCCGCGAATGTCGCTGCCCTTCATGCCGCTGCTGGAGATGACCACACCCGAGGCGCTGCTGCCGGCGATGGTCGGCAGGACGATCCGATCCGACGCCCAGTCGATGCGCGTGGGCTCCCCCTTGTACTTCTGTCCCTTCTGGCGGTTGGTGATCCGCTCCAGGCATTGGATCGGATATGTGACCTCAGGAAAGTCGGCCGCGAGCAGCGGGTTGGTCTCCAGCCAGATCTTGATGTTCTCCAGCAAGTCGCGGGCGCGTTCGGCGCTGGCCGCGATCAGGCAGACGAACGGTGTCGCGCCGATCAACGCCGACCAGAGCACCGCCGTCTGACACAGCACCGTCTTGCCCGACCCGCGCGGCATGGCCATGGCGAACAGGCCGCCAGTGCGCACCGCCTTCTCAATCTTGTCGATCACGCGCAGGTGATCGTCCGACCACGGCAGGTAGAACGCCTCCGGGAAATACGTCTCGCAGAACTCGCGGAAGAAAGACTCACATCGCGCCTTCCGCTCGGGGTCGACAACCTGGGGAAGGTCGCCGATGTCCTGGGCCGCGCGCACCAGTTCCGCGTTGCGCTCCGCCTGGCGGCGTTTGACCTCCTCATAGCTGGCCGGGTCATCCTTGGGCTTGTAGTGCTCCAGCGTCAGCCATGCGGCGTAGCGGAACAGATCGACGGTCTTGGCGTCGCC